TATAAACAGCGAGAGATGCGTCATTAAAACCTTTCTCTTTGAGTTTATATGCAATTTCTTTTGTAACGAAAATTTTATGCATAGTTGTTAGTTTTCTATTAATTCAAGTTCTAATACTTTAAAATTCACTGTGTCTTTATCTAAGTTGGCAAATATATTTTCCGAATTACAACAAACATCTATAAATGCATTTATTATTTCCTGAGAGGGATAAGTTGCATAGATATTTTTACTAGAAATTGATGCTTGTTGTTGAAAGCATGCATATTGTCCAGTAACTTTGATCTGATAAAATATATGTTTCATATTGTTGATTAATTATTGAATACAAATATACAAAATATTTCCTAAATACAAAAATTATTTAAGAAAATATTTAGTTAAATAAAGTTAAAGTTAATCGTTTATGCTTTTATCAACCCGTCGTTTTGATGCATTATAAAACCCACATCGTTTTAATTTAATTGTTTTGTTTTTCAACCAACATTTAACGAAAAACGAATTTTTTAGTTTTTTTATTTTTCTGATACCATTTTAAATATGTTACCAATTTCTACCTGATTTAACTTCTTCAAGTTGTTCTTCAGCAAATTTAATGAATTCTTCACAACGTTCTTTTATAAAAGTTGTTCTTGCGTTATTTGGATTGTGTGCTTGTTTAACTTTCTCTAAACGAGTTTCGTAAAGTTTAATAAGTTCTTCTTGTGTCATGAATATGTTTTAATTTTGATATACAAATATACAAAAAAAATCCTAACTACAAAAATATAGTTAAGATTTTTTCATTTATTTTTAGTTAAACTTTGTTAAATTTACTTTTCTTCTGAATGTTTTAATGCTATAGCGAATTCTTTAAATCTTTTAAACACCTTATTATTTTTTTTATTTAAAGGTGTAGGATAATCACCTGAACCTAATTTACCGTCAGCAGGTAAAGTTATAGCTCCCATACCGTTCACAGATTGAACGGTTGCAACTGATTCTGATTCATCTAATTTGTTCACCATTTAAAACTTTTAGTAATTTTTCTTTCATTATTTGTTTGGTTTTAGACCAGGGCGATGATGTTTTTAACATAGCTTCTTTTTCAAGATCATCTATTAATTTAGGATTCAATTTCATTTGTTTCTCAAGAGAAAGACCTGACTCATTGTGCATTAAAACAAATTCATGCACCCATTTATGTGCCGCATGAAGTGTTGATAATTATCATAATAATATTTTAATGCATTTGCACACTTATTTGCAATAACATAATTAACATCATCTTTTAAATTTTCATTTAAAAAATCTTCATATGTTTTTAATGTTTTCATCCTAATATAGTTATCATTTGAAGAATAACATTACCATTAATTTCTCCATATTTTTCAAAATATTCTTCTGCTGTTTTCGTAACGGCTTTCTTTAAAGAAGAATCTAAATATGCATCAGTAAATGCATTTTTAGGCCACCATTTAAAAACAATATTAAGAGTCCCTTGCAAGTCATCGCTTTTCTTTGTAAAAGGACCCTCATTAGGAAATTTTTTGTCTATTTCATTATAATAAGATATATCTTTAGGTATAAGTCCTTCGCTTAAGACATTTTTAAATAATCCAATTCTTTCGGTTTCATTCAATTTCTTTTTGCTCTTTTCTGAGTTACCGCATTTGATTGCTTCAAGAACTCTTTTACCATATTTAGATAAAACATAAACATCTTGTCCGCGATATGTTGATTGTTCAAAAAATCTTCCATTTCTAGTAAACCAATTCATATCAGGACTTTTCCCTCTTTCTTCTTGAACAGAACTCAAATATTGTTTAAGTTCGCTCTCTGTTACTTTGCGTTCACCTACCCATTGGATCATTTTATCTCTAACAGGTGTTGTTGAGTTTACATGATGAGCTTCATATTGACCCCATTTTCTTTTTATTTGTAATTTTTCATAAATAGCATTCATTATGTAGTTTTTATTTTAAGTGTATTGTTTATTAGTCATGAATTCTTCGAATGTCATCATACTACTTGAATATTCAAGTAAATCTGTTGTATTAACTCTTAACTCAAGTTTTTCCTTTGATCTTTTAATATTATCAATTAAAAACTGTGTAATAGTTTCACTAGTTTTATATTTAAGTCTTGAGAATGCAGATATAAAAATTCTAAAAATGTCTTTGTTTATTTCAGATGTTAAAAGAGTTTTTGTTTTTTCTGAAAATATTAAATTTGAATTTATATTAAATTTTTTTGATATTGCTGGTATAGAAATACTATCTAACCCATCATATTTATTTTTACTTCTGTGAATATAATCATTAAATATGTAGCATATCAATTCTAAATACCTTTCTTCACTGTTAATTGTTTTTAATTTATAAAGGTCCAAATTCTTTTGCAATACAAATCCAACAATATCACTTAATATAATACCATACATATCTTTAACCTCTTTCTTTTCGGCATACTCAGCAGTTATCTGAGCAACTGATGGATCTACTAATTTAGCTAAAACAGAAGTTCTTTTGTCTAAATCAATAAATTTAAATATAAGAGAATCGATTGGTAAATCTATAGATGATTTAGCAGCAGTTGATTCAAGTTCAGGGTTAAGAACTGAAATTATATAACGCGTAAATGAATTATCATTAAATTTTTTGAGTATTTCTTCGTCTGTTAATTCGAGATATGCTGTTATGTTTTGTTTTTGTGCATTATCTAATTTACCGCTAAAAATTATTGGAGGTTTTTCAACACTTAAATTTTTTGCAATTTTATTAAGTATTTGTACATCATCAATAATTTTATCATTAGGATTTTTAACGTCTGTTAAAATAAGTGAATTTTCTGGTAAATTATCATAAGTAACAAAAATGGGTTCCTTTTCAATTATACGAAATCCGTATGTATAATTAGGAATTAATGCTGACTTTTGATTATCCGATAAAGATAAAATATAATTTATAGGTTCTTCGAATGAAGAATTTAAAAGTCTGTCTATTTGTGTTATTTTACCATCTTTTTTATAAAATTCAAATGAAAGATCTTCAAGTTTCTTAAAAGAAAATCTAGTACCACATATCTTTTCTGATACGATAACATAATCATTAAAAAGATCTATTATAAATTTACGACCTTCTTCTTTATATAAATTTGGTAATGTTTTTATTTGTGACATTAATTTAATTATTTAGAAAAATTAACTGCTTCTTGTTTTGTTTTAAAGAAATTAATAATACTGTTACCGCTTCCCATTACAGAAACTAGCATCCAAAGAAAATAATCAGGTTGATAGTCAGGATCTAGATCACCTGCCCATATAGACAAATCTCGTGCTGATTTATAGCCCCACCAACAAGGTATTTTAAATAAAAATTTAGACATAGATTTAAAATGACTAAGATGTTTATTTTCAATTGACCATTTTACAATGTTTTCTGCTATACCATCAAAATTAGAGTCATCTTTTTTATCAGTGATATATCCTCTAAATTTATCAGGATCTCCTTTAATCTGCTTAGTTATACCACTCCCGGGTGACCATGAATACCAAAGAGTATTTTGTTGAAAATAAACTTGGTCATTTTTTAATGAAGATTCATTTAAAAACTCTTCAAATGTAGGTATATTTTTCATATAATTTTAATTTATATATCTTTAAGTTCTATGCTTGTAAATTTTTGTTAAATCAACTTTCTTTATATTGTAAGGAAATTTTTGTTCATCATATATTACCCTACGCGCTTCTCCATGTTTGTACAAATAATTCTTAAATCCTTTAATTCTTAAATCATCGACAAAATCAAAAATCCAAAGTTTATCTTTAAGTTTATGCATTCTTAACCCTCTACCTATAGATTGCCTAATAATAACATCTGATTTAAATGATTCTATTAAATATAAATTATGTATGTTATTTATAGACACTCCCGTTGACATCGTTCCGTCAACCTCAGTACGAGGCGACCATAATAGTCGCCTCGTACTTTTTTACATTTTTTAAATTTGAAATTTTAGCCATTATATTAATTTTTTATTTCGTATATTAACCAACCTAACATATTCTTTATATTATCAGGCATCGTTGTTGTGTCTTTGTATTTATTGCAGGATATTGGTGAACCAGTATTTTTAAATTTATTAACAAAATACCCATTAAAGTTAAATGTCAAACATAAGTTTTTAAGACCAATACATTCAAACTTTTCACCAATAGGTGATATTAAATTATATGTAGGATTACGTTTAGTTGTTTTATGTATAATATGTCGATTGGTTAACGTATTAACAATCCAACCAACGCTATTTAACAATTCATCCGATACGCCCTTTCTTTTCGTATCACATTTGATAGGTTCACCGGTATCTTTATATTTATTAACAAGTGTTAGATTAAGTAAAAATTTATTACACAATTCATCTAAACCATCAACTATATGATAGTCGCCATTTGGTGATATTGCTTCGTATGTAGATTTTTTATTTTTTCGGTTTTTCATTTTCTCCAAAAAAATAGGGTCTTCCCATTTTTTTGCAATTGCTGCACCAGCAGATTTACGTTTGTTTGGGTCTTTATTAACAACGCTCATTTTATCTGAAAAAGATTTTCTCTCATCAGGTGTCATTTTTTCATATCTTAACTTATTGCACATTGATACTTTTTCCCTATTTTTAACATCGCTAAATCTTATTTGTTGACTGTCTGACATTTTTTACGAATAATAGGATTAGATAAAAATAATCTTGATGCTATACCTATCTCATTACGAAGATTTATTTTTTCATCTTCAGTTAAATTATCCCATCTGCACATTGCACGTCTATGTTGTTCATCCGATGTTAACGTTTTCATATGAGCAGAACGTTTACTTACAAATAAATCATATTTAGACTTATCATTTCTTAAATTAACCCAGCCTCGCCTAGCTGCATTTGATATTTGTTTCTTTGATTTTTTATACCTAAAGAATAACAAAGGTTTTTGGTACGTTCTTATATTAAATGAGTCAAATAGAAGAGAATGTGCCTTCTTATGATCTTCATATTTTAATACAACTTTATTCCAAGATTCATTTGTATATTCAGGAAAAAATACTCTTGGTAAAATATGATGAATCTCACAATAATCATCATCAGAAATTACTTCATTGTAATTAGTACATAAATCTAAATATAAATCAAGTGAATTGTAATCATCACAAATAACATGTTTTGATAATAAAGAATTTAAAATAAAATCTTTCATGATTTTATTTATTTTATATATCTTTAAAAATTTTACATTTTATTAATAGAGACCCCAGTTAATTAATAATATTTTTCTTTAAATAATCAATATCTATATCATCACCCTCTTGTAAGTCCTTGGCCGAAACCATTCTCCCATCCATCAATTTAACTTTATTCTCGTATGGTATTTCATACTTAACACCATCTGCACAGAATTCTAAATAATCAGTATAATTATCGTCCTCCATTACATCTTTATTGTATTCTCTTATGTTTTTATTAACAGAACCATCAATGTAAACAATTTTCTTATTTGATTTTTTCTTTAATAAGTTCATTATCTTATTACCATAATCTATATGATAAAACAGAACAAGTGCGTTTTTTACAGACTTACAAATAACATCTGTAATAAACTCGAGTCGCATATTATCGGAATTTGCAAAATTTTGTTCTAATGTTAAAAGCTTTTTTCTATCTTCAGACGAACGTTTAAATAATGTACTAAATGCTTCCCTTACATCATTATCGGCATATGACATTTCTAAAGAAATTACTTCGCATTTTGAAATATATCCTTCATTCTGCAAATAATCTGCCTTTATTGAAGTAATAACTGGACCCATTTGACTCATAATAGTCAAATAATCAAGGGTATTTGGTTTAGGAATAGTACCAGTTAAACCAAATTTCCTATCAGCATTTAGACATTTTGATAGCACAGCCTTAACGGAACTGGCCGAACATCTGTGTGATTCGTCACATATAACAGTATCAAACATATCAAAATAGTCTTCATTTTTCTTAACTAATGATTGAAATGTACCTATGACGATAGGACAACCTGACCTAATAATAGATCCTGCATAAATTTGTTGTATATCCAATTTAAGTTTTAAAGACTCTTCATTATATTGATAGAAGTCATCTGATGATTGTACAACTAAATCAACAGAAGGAACAATCATTAATATCTTCTTAGATTTTTTTTGTTCTAACAAATATGCAATAACCATATAAGTTATTAATGTTTTACCTGCAGATGTTGCTAATTCCGAAAGAGATGATTTATACTTAATAATGTTAAATGCTGCATCTATTTGGTATTGTCTTGGTACTTTTTTTGCGCCTGACCATTTTGTCGCAACCCATTGTTGAAACTCCTCTTTATCCACTTCGAAATCAAACTTTCTTTCAATACCAGAAATCTTAATAGGAAAATCAAATTTCTTTCCCATTTCAATTAATTCATACCAAAGTCCTGATGGTAAGTATTTGTTTGATTTAAAGTATGATATTTTGCCATCCCAATATCCCTTTTTTACACGAGGATCCCATTTCGCATTTGCCGCTTCCCTCGTAAAGTACATATTAGTTTGGTCTATTTCAATAGATGTAGCAGATCTTAAAATTAAAACCTTAGTATCTTCTGATAATTCCCACTGCATTTTTAAATATTTCCTTTATAATTTATTTCTTCTACTGCAATTTTATTTTTTATCGCAAAGCCCATTTTATCAAGTGTTGATATTGTTTCTAAAATATATGAAATATGATTTTCAACAAGATCTATTTTCTGAATTCTTAAAGTCATATCAGAATTTATATATTCTGTCATTTCCTTTGAATCTAATTTCATATCATAATTTCTTTTATAATATTCAATTCTTAATTTCTTTGTATTTCTGTCATTTGATTTATGTTTATAAACAACTGTTCTAAACTTATGCAATTCATCAACTAACATTTGTCTATATGATAGCATTAAAACTTGTGCTTCCGCTATAGTATTTAATTCTTTAATCATAGGCACTAACGCAGAAATCTTTTTTGAATATTTTGCGCGTTCCATATCAAATGTTTCTTCTAATTTTTTAAGTTTATCTTCTTCGCTTAAAACTTTTTCTTCTGTACTCATATTAAAATAAATTTGTTGTGTTATCCGATTGTTTATTTTTAAAAGAAACTTCTTTTATTATTGAGTCATTCTTTTCAAGTTTCTTTTCCTTTGTCTTTATTGTAATTTCAATATCACCTATTGTATTTATCTCTGTAGAAATAGCATTAAAATCAAGTAATAATTTATGTTTTTCTTTTGAGTTTTCTTCAAAATTTTTGAAAAATTCTTCTAAATCTTTTATGTGTTCGTCAGACATCTCTTATATCTAATGGGTTATTTGTAAAGTATAAATTTATTTTGAAAAATGCATCTGATTTATTCTTATATGACCAAAGAACAAGATCATTAATGTCTTTTATTTTATCTTCAATTTTATAATCTTTGATAAGTTTTTTCCACATAAAAACATATTTACGCGTTCTAAGAAGTTCTTCCATTTTTTTAATGCCTTCTTTGTCATTATCAAACAAATACCTAACAGAGTCAATATCATCAAGAATATCAAGCGATTTATTAAGTCCTGTTAACGCAATTGAATTTGGTATAAAAAAAGAGTCAAGCGGTCCTTCTAAAACAGTAAGTGTTTTTGAAAAATCAGAATTAAGAATATTAAAATATAAAGAATATGCATTAAGTTCTGCTAAGTCTTCTAAGTCTACATCAACAACCCGTTTATAAACTACTTCATTCAATTTTTCTAAATTAAATGATTCATATTTAATAGATGATTTAAAATTTCTTAATTGTAATCCTATTACTTTTGTTGTCCCTGGTAAAAAATTAAAAATGAAAAGTTTATCTTCTGTTTCATTTGATAAAAAATATTCACTTTTATGAAGTAACATCCTACCTTTAATATATGAGGACATTTTGGAGCAGTCTTTTATTTCAAATAAATTTAATGCTTTTTTTATTTCACTTAATTCAATTGACCAATCACGAAATAGCGAAAATGAATGTGTTTCATTTACATTTGCAATACGGCTAACTTTATTTTCTTTAATATAATCTAAGAAAACAGACAAAGTATCAAGGTTATTAACCGATTTGCCAAAATCCTTAAATAATCCTAATATATTAGTGTGTTTATTACAACCTGCATTATAGCAATTGAATGTTAAGTTCTTAAAATATATGTTACCACGTTTCTTATGTAAATCTGTATGAGAGTCACCGCAATAAGGACAAGCAAATTGTAATCTCATTTGTCTTTTTTTGATATATCTTTTTTCAGATGAATCAAATCGTTCATTGAGAATATCTTGTAGTTTATCAATTATAAATTCGCGCTTATCTTGTTCTAACATTTTTAATATTTTAAAAAAGGAGACATGAAAATATCACATCTCCTTTTCAATCAAACATAGTAATTAAAATAATTAAAATTTAGGTGGTAAATTGTTACTCTTTACCTACCTCAAATTGTTTAAGCCAAACGTCAATATCTTCTTCATCTTCACCTGCAGATTCTGTTGAAGATGAACTTTCATCAACTTGAGTGTTAGTAACAACAGTTTCTTGAGTAACTTTTTTATCAACTTTTTTTGCAGGTGCACTTATTGTTGATATTGCATCATTTGTAGGTTTACCTGTTACTTCTGATAAAAATTCTTTAACTTTTCTATCTTGTTCAGCAGTCCAAGGTTTGTACTCATTATTTTCAAGTGGTGTAACATCTTTATAAAGAGCCATAATCAATTCACGAGAAGCTGCATTTTGTTCCATCTTAACGTTATTAATTTTGATTGGTGAAACTGATTCAAAGAATTTACATTCATCATAGTTCCAGAAACCGGCTTTTAGTGTTACTTTTAATTTGAAATCTTTTCCTTCAATAAAGTCAAAAATATTAACAGGTGTAGTTCCTAATTCAATTTCTGATTCATCAGGTGATAGTTGGGCATCGATAAGTTTTTTAATTGCCGCAGGGTATTTGAAAATTTGTACAGTGCCATCCAATTTAGGATTTTGAATGTCTTTTACGATATAAACATATGAGTAATTATTTTCTTTACGTTTAATACGTTCTGCTTGTTTTTTATCAAATGCTGATTCTGATTTGAACAATTTCCAAAATGTTTCATTAATGATTGATTTTTCATTAATTGATGTGGGACAGTCAACAAAAAATCCTTCTCCAGCGTTATTTTCTAACCAATAATTATATTTCTTAATAATTGATTTTTTAGGATTTTTGATGTTTGGTAAAAAGCGAATGACTGCACTATAAACACCGTCTTTCCCGTCTTTTGGGTTTGGTTTAAATGTGTCATTTTTTGGTTTTACAACCTCATCTGTTTTAACGTCTTCAACTGACAGCGCGAAAATGTCTAATTCTTCCATAATTGTACTCTTAATTTTTCTTTAATTTGTTCTTTAATTAATCTTTACTCGGGGTTAATACTAAAAAATTACTATGTTATAATTGTTATACATTGTTAAATGTATTTGGTTTTTTTGTAAATATTTCTCATTTAGTTAAAAATCAATTTAATTATTATACATTTAGGATTAGTAATAGTTTGTGTTAAAATAAGTTAAAATTATTTTCATATTTAAGTGAAAAAAGTTAACAAAAACATAAACTATTTTATACTAAATGGTGTATAATATTTTGAGTATTCAAATTAAAATTGAGGTTTAGTACTAAAGAGAGAAAAAGATTACTTTAAAAATATTTAATTTGTTTAAAGAATCCCTTAAGAGAGAAACTTAACTTAAATATTGATTGTAATTAAGAATCCCTTAAGAGAGACTTAATAATTGTTTGTTCTTTATGGAACAAACTTTTTTAGTTTATACTTATCTTAGATAATGCAAATGCATCTATTAAATCATCTAATGGTTTTGGTATCTTAAATTCTTCTTTCTTGATAATGTTTAAACTTACAATAATATCAACTAATTCATTATCATAATTATCAACAAATGATCTTAACATATCACATTTTGATGCATTACCATTTCCTGTAAATAATTTTTTAATAGTTTTTGGAGATATTACTTTTATAACATGACCCCATTGTTGTATCATTTTTACTTTAAGAAATGTGTTAAAAGAAATCATATCAATAAAAGAATTACCCTTTGAACCGAATGAAAAACCTTCTATTCGTATTTCAGGTGTTTCTTTTATGTGTGGAATGATAGCTTTCATTATAGCATCTGACAGATAATCAGCATTTTTCATTTTAATTGTTTGATCCTTCACAGGGTCTTTTGTTGGTTTATACTTTGTATAAGAAACTATGTTCATTATTTTTGAAAGCTCATTATACAACTGCGATGATTTTAATTTATCATTAAAATTAGGAACAAATGAAAATGCTTCATATGAATCTTTTGTTGTGTCTTTAATAATTATCGCAGGCGAATTTATACTAAAGTCTATTGAAATTATTGTCATTTAAAATTTTTGTATGCGTTAATAAATGTTAAATTGTCATGTTAATGATTAATGAAATTTAACATTTATTAACGTTGTATGTAATTTGTATTAATATGAAAGAAAGTGTCTAGAATGAGCTTTAAATGCTTTTTCCCATTGCTGCCCCTATACTTGCACCAACTAATTTAGAAGTCAATATATCATAAAATACACCCTTTTCTATGCCTAATGTTTTAGCAACAACTTTACCTATAGTAGATCCTAAAGCAAATCCTGTTAAACCACCTAATATAGATCCAATAAATCCTTCGTTGGTTAATTCGTTAGAAAGATCATTAAGATCCTTATTCTTTTCTAAGTATTCTTTCACAAATAAGTCAACTTTCTCGTCTATGAGTTGTTGTTCTTCTTCATTCAATTCGGATTTTAAACCTTCGCTTATTTGTTCTATTGCATTAACATATGAATATTTTTCATTCATATATTCAGTATAATTTTTCATAATCATTTTGTTGTATTTATCACTTGTTTAAACTTATATAATATTTTTTAGTTTGAGCTGATCTATCCTTTAATCCATGTGGTATAAGTTTTGATTTTATGGATCCAAGATTAATGAGTTTAGAAACTTTCATTATAGTATCATCATTAATATATTGACAGTATAACCAAATATTATTTTTATCAAAAAAGTATTTTGCACTTTGTAATGCATATTTTGTTGAAACTAATGAAGGGTTTTCTAAAATAAGAGGATCGTTAATATATTTTGCAAAATCAACATAATTATTTTTACCTGTTAATTGAATTAAACCACGTCCTCTGAATTTCCAACCGTCACCACTAAGTTCATCTCCATTACCCATTCTATTTGCATATACTCTATTTGCTATATGTTCTGGTTTGTTTGCGTATAAAATAACATTCTTATCATTAAAATATTTACCAAAAATTTCAAGTAATCGTTTAGCAGAGTAATTTAAATTTTCTTCCAATACAAAAAATCCACCACTTTCATGTGAACACTGACCAAGGAAATGTGCACATTCTACATTAGTTTTTCCTATTATTTCTTTAATTTTTAGTAATGTTTTTTTACCGATGATACCATCAGGAGTTAAACCGTTTGCTTTTTGAATGTCTCTTATAAATCCCATAGTCGTTTTGTGTTTATTTTATGAATGTTTGAAGTTCTTCGATTGTTTTTGTTTCAAATGTGTTAAATGTAAAGTCAATTGTAAATGTTTTAAAATCAGGCATTGTTTCAGCATATGATGAAGTTAGTTCCGATAAACCAGTGAAAACACAATCCTTATAAATTATCTTTATTAAGTTATTACCTTCGCTATCAAATATCGTGTGAATAATATCTTGTACAAATGGATTAGCATTTTCATGTGAATAATACTTGAAAAATGTATCTAATAAAATCCAGTAATTTATACAGCCATCAAGTAACTGTAATGTTAATGTGATTTTTCTTTCGGATAAACCACTAACATTTACCGCAGGCCTATAAAATCTAGATCCACCCTTCTTAGGGGTTTTCATATTATCCAAACCTGATGACCACTGTTCAACGGGTTCGAATGAAAATGCAGGTATTGTTAATGATTGTATTGAATAATTAACTAAATCAATTGCACTGGTTATTTGTAAAGGCAATCTTTTAATATAGTCTTTATATTTATTTGATACATCTTCTGGGATGAAGTGTATTGGTAAATCTATTCTAAAAAGGTCATTTCTGTTACTTAACATAAAATATTAAAATTATTGTATATCTATATATCGTTCTCTTTGTGCATTACGGTCATATCGTTCTTCTAATATTTCAGCCCCGTGTACAACTTCTTTTCTGTTATTTTTAACCGATGAATTAAGATTAACTATATCGTAATTATTATCATGCATTATTGGTGTTCCTGGTTTTGAATCAAAACCACCTTCTAATACATTAAGTCTATGTTGTAATGATTCAATTGTCTTCTTGTAATTTTCCGAACTTGTAACAAGTTCCTTTTCAAGAGTGTTTATTAAAGTTTGTAAAGATGAAATTTTTTCAGTTTCAGACTTATTTTTATCTGTTATCTGATTTTTAAGAGTATTTATGGTAGCATCCTTATCATCTATCGTTTTGTGTAATGTATCAGTTGTTACATTATAATTATTCAATAACGTATTATAATTTGTTTCAATTTCTGTTATTTTATGGTCTCTATCTGATATGATAGAATATTTTTTAAGGTCTGTCCATTCTAGTGTTGAATAAAATGTGCCTGTCACAATAGTTGTTAATTCTTTAGCAGCATTTTCCCATAAAATATCAAATGTTCTTACTCTTGATTGTAATATTTTATTTGCTTCAGTTGAATTTATCTTAAATAAAATTTCGCCGTTATGTCTATTAAAATCTAGCAACTTAACTTCAATTATTTTAAAATTTGAGCCATCATTTAATTTAAAGCTTAAATATAAAGTATCTTCATTTGTAAATCCTAATGGTACTTGTGTATTATTTGATTTTTTGTAAAAAGTAAATTTAAGTTTAGTTGTGTTATCTGTTATAAGAATTTGTGTTATTGCACTAGGTACTATTGTACCTACTTTATCATTTGAATCAATTGAAAGCGCAATATCTGAATTCAGATATGAAAAAATTTGTTTTGTTGTAAATTGTGTGTTATCAATAGGTTTAACTAATTTAACTTCTTTTACAACTGTTTTATTATAAATTTTATGTGTTGCGACGGAATTTAAGTTAATAGAAGTGTTGAATATACCAAACTTTGCAACATTATCACCGCTAACCATTATTGATGCAGTTTTCCAAATTTGACTTTGGTCAAGTCTATTAAATAATCGTAATATATAATCAACCTTAAATGCTGTTGTGTAAGGATTTTTTATAATTGGTCTCCATGTACCAACGTCGCTAAAGTTTGATGATTGACTTAATTGGAGTTCTTGTGTCACATTCCAAATAGGATCATTTCCAATAATCTCAGATGATTCATATAACATAATATCATGTAACATTATGTAATCAAATCCTGATGAATTCATATCATTTAAAAAGTCTCCTATATTATTCCCATTATATAAACCTTCATATTCTAAATAATTACCAGTATCTTCGGCTAATCTTATAGTAGCCGTTATGTTTGAATATTTATCTACTAATTCTAAATCAAATGCAAATGAATTGTTAAGTGTACCAATTTCAACTTGGTCATTTTTTACAATACTAGAAATCCATGCAAAATCAAACTGTATGTATTGGTCTCTTTTAATCCCATTTGGTGAAATTAAAGCAACAACTTCAGGATTAGTATTATAGTAAGTATAGATAAGATTATATAAGCTTAACAACTTAACTTCTATATATGATGCATAATACTTACCAGCAAAATAAAATGAATTAGAATTTAATGTCTCAAACGAGTCTTGTTTAGTTACTGCAAAATTAAGTAAATTTATAATGTCATTTTTTGTGCTTAAACATTTTGCATTTAAAATAAATCCAGTATTATTTTCAAAATTAAAACCGCTTATAAAATGTATTTTTATTGTATCATATAACATTTCATTATTATCTGATACATTAAGTAAATAAGTATTCTGGTTTAAGTTTTGTGATCTTAATAAAGACACTTCGTTTGTTGAATACGTATCAAATGTTCTGTTGATAGAACTTCCTGTGTAATAAGTTCCCTTTGTTTCATTCTTTATACCGTTAAATATAATATTATCATATTTATATAGCGGCACATTTGACTCAGTAAACTTGTTTATTGAATCATTTTGTGCCGAATAAATATATTCTAAAAGTATTGATGAAGAAACTTGTATGAATTTTGAATTTGACATTCTGTATTATTTTTTTAAAGATCTAAAATCATGAAACTTATTGTACCATAATCATTTGCTATACCAGCATCTGTATGCTCTAATATATAAAATGAATTTGTGCTATTATGATAAGTATTTACAAATAGTCCATCAATGGTATTATAATTAACTGTTGCTATTATAACAGATCCTTGTGATAAAGTTAATCCATTACTTATTGTTACTAAATATCTTCCTGCCGCAGTTCTAGAAACTGATTGTATACCAAATTGTTTATTTATTGTACATGCACCATTACTTTCTCTCGTCCAAAAATTACCAAATGCTTTGATTCCCGGTAAATAACCGCTTACTGATGAAGCACCGCTTCCATTACCTTTACATAGACTTGCATTCAATACTTTACCGTTTGATATAGTTACATCTTCTAATATTGTACTACCTGTTATTGTTAAATTACCTACTAATGAAGTATCTCCACTAACACGTAATATGTCACTTGAGGTATTGTCTGCACCTATACCTACTTTACTATTAAAATAAGATCTACCAAGTTCAACGTAAAATGCTGTGTTATTTGCTACATTTTTTAAAGTTAATGTTTTATCAGCAGAACCAAATAAATAAGTTTCCCCGTTAACTACAAGTTCTTTACCATCGTCCGTATCAGTATTAACTAAAATTTTACCAACACCTGAAACATTTTTAATAGTAACGGACCCAGTTGAACCTGTGGATCCAAATATTGTAATTCCTAAAATGTTAGTATTACCTTCAACTGATAAATTATTGTGTAATGTAGCTGCGCCTGTTAAACCAAGACTACCTGCTATGTTAACATTTTGCGAAAATGTACCATTTGTTGCACTTATAGGACCAGTTGTTAAATTTTTGTTTGTTGCTATATTAACGTTACCTGAGAAGGTACTTTGTCCTGTCACACCAAGGGTACCGTTTATAATTACATTACCTCCAAATAATGAATCTGTTATTACGTTTAATGTTGATGATTTAACAAAACCAGATGCTGAAATATCACCGCTTGTGATTAATACGCCGCTTTCATTACCATAAGATCCAATTTCCAGCAAATTATCTACAAGTGCATCATATATATTTGATTGAGATGCGGTTAATATACCACCTGCAATACTAACATTGCCATATAGTAAACTATCACCCTCAACAAATAATGAAATTCCATTATTTATTGATTTTATATGTAGACCTACTTGGTTACTTGCATTAGATTCTATAGATACAGCAGTTGCACCCGTTAATGATCTGAATAATACAGGTTTATCAAAATATGATGGCGATTTAAATAATATTTTATTTGCTTCTGTTCTAGAAGTGCCATTAATGAAATTTCCACTCGTTGCATAATATCCTGTTCCGCCATCATAACATTCAAATATTATTCTATTTCCTCTTAATGTTAAATCTGATGGTTCTCTTTTACTATCAAGAGATGATCTTACACCACCTGCGTTAATTGTAATAGGATTAGCTTCCGAATTGATTAAGTATTCTGCAACAAAATTTGTACTTGATGTAGTTGATTTAAGTCTAAATCCAAAGTTTACAAAATTAATAAAATCAGACGTTGCTGAAGGTTGATATGCAATTCTAGGATTACTATTACCACCACCAACATTAAGCAAAACATCTAATGGAAATGAATATTTTGACCTAAGATTATATGTACCAAATGAAAGACCATTATTTGTTACTATATTTAGCTCATCTTGTACAATTATTGTCTTTGGCGTTAAATTAGCAAATGTACTATGTGTGTCAATTGTCCCTAACTCACCAACTTCATTTAAATGTCTGTTTAAATTTAAGAATTTACCATTGCTTGATTTTGTAAACTCTTTGTGTGCAAAAACATAACCAACTTTTTGAGAAGTTGGCATCATAAAACCTATACTATCATAATTTAAACCTGTTGTACCAGGTGTACCTGATAAAATACCTAACCCTGTAGATGAATTATATGAAGCAGTTGGTCCTGCTTGGTATAATTCAATACCACCAGAATACCCAGTGTTACCTGTTGCACCCGTATTTCCTGTTGCACCTTTTATATTGACACCTGAAGATACACCTGAGGTAGATCCAGTAGATCCAATAATAAAAACATCGCCATTTGACTTAAGTACAAGATCACCTAAATATGTAGGATTTTCTGGTGTGTTAGATGTACCTATATTAGCCTCTGTGTAAAAATTCAATCCGCGTTTACCGCGTTGTCCTGACAAACCTTCACCCGTTGCTCCAGTAGCTCCCTTAGGACCTCCTCCAGCTAATAAGATTTGGTCAAAATTAAAATTTAACTTTTCAATTAAATTTATATCGTTTTGAATTATTTCTTTAATTATTATTGCCATTTAATGTTAAATTTTTTTAAGCTTTATTGTTAGTGAAAATTGTTCTGATTCATCTAATTGTTTATTATATGTTAACTTATTATTAAATGCGTCAATTTTTTCATTTGTGAAATTAGTAATTTGTTTAAAACCTTCACTTATTTTTTCGGTTGTTGTTAAATCAAGTCTAAATAATTCTTGATCTGCTTCAAGTGAAGTTAAAGACTTTTTCCAAACTATTATATCTTTGATTATATATCTTTCTTTAACATTAAGCTCTATATATCTACGAATATCGTCTTCCAAATTATTATTACCAAATGAAAAATTTGTGTTAATATAATTACTAAATAATTTATAAAAAGGTTCAATATTTAAAAAATAATTTTGCAATAAAATACTTATGTTAAGTTGCATTGTTACATTGAATTTAGTATCATTATAACTAATACCTGTGTTATTATCTAAATTATTAATAGGATTTTCTTTTATGTAGTCAATTGTAATATCATTAGGCAATGTTAATAATTTAGAACCAAAGAATGATCTTTGTTCCAATTGTTCTTTTGTTCCTATAATTTCTGTTGATTTACGTTCCGTTGTAAATTCATTATAGTAATTAGTATCCCAATTAGATTTAAACACATTAAAGTCTTTTTTACTCAAAGTATATTGCTCAATTAAAGGGTATTGATTTAAATTTGTTAATTTTAATAAAGTTTGATTGTTTTGTGTGTTTACTTTGTTAAAGAATAAATTTTTAATACTAAAATTATTCCCATTTACATAAAACTTTGTATTCATTTTATATAATTCAGGTAAATCACTATCATCACAAAAACTAACAACATCATATACCTTTGGGTTAAAGTAAAACTGATTCCTATAAATAGGTTTAACACTAGTTCTGTCGTTAATTTTTAATTCATATCCTATAATATCAAATGTGTTTAATTCGCTTACATCGGCGTTAGGTACAATTACATTATTACCTAAATATGTTGTTGAATATTCAACATCATGTTTAACTAACTCAATTAAAAATTTACCATTTTCAGTAGTTCCATTTTCAAGTATTTCTATGTATTGTATCTTAGGATCACCTAAATTTATAAGGTTTGCGATATTTGCAAATGAAATTTCATTTATTATGTGATGATATCCGTTATAACCACCATTTTCATATTTCATATCATCTTTTATTGCAGCAACAAATGCATACATTGCTAAAATATTAGGTAAACCATCAATGTAAAGATATTCTATAGGATCTTCCAAATACTTTTCAATATCAAATCCTACTATATTATATTCAATGTTGTTATAATTACACTTAAGTTCTGAACAAATAAACGAATTATTATCTATTACTTTTGATATTTCGCCAAATCTTATAGTAGTACCATTATGTTCGAATACTATATCATTATATGAAGATTGTTCGTTTAATGTTAATTCAGATTTAAAACTTGGTAAATTTGAAGAGCTTAATCCTTTAGCAAAAACCGTGAATGTGCCATCACTATTATTTACCATTTTATAAATGCGTCCTTGTAGCAATCTATCATCATAAGATAATACGTTATTATTAGATATTACTTTGTGATTAATTGAATATAATAAGTTTCTGTCTATAAAATCTGTTTGTAAAAATCCACCAAGACTTGCTTTAATTAAACATGTTATAGATTTAAATTTATTATTTTTTATGAATTTTATAGATGTCGATAATTCATTATCTTCATTCATTGCAAGTACTGCCGAAAATTTATATCCGTTAAGTGTATTGTCAGGAATTACTACCTTTTCTTTAAGATTATAATTTACGTCGCTATTTTCAATTCGTTTCTTTAATCTAACTTTCACACCTCTAAATATACACTCAGGAAATTTTTGTGTATTACCGCCACTAAAAATAGAATACTTATAATCGGTTTTTATTGGTGTTGTACCAACATATCTTCTTGTGAAATAATCATTAAAATAATCTGAGTTAACATCATATAAACTTGATTCATTTATGTTATTTTCAAAATATGAATATGAATCTTCTTTAATTTTATGTTCTATGTAATATGTTGGATATTTTTGTAATAAATACCATTCATGTGTAAAGAATCGTGGGTCTCTTTTGGTGTAATCGAAACTAGGACTAAAATTAAACTGTCCAAAGGATTGGTCAATATTTAATCTATAATTATTATTTCTAACATCAGTTGAAAGATCATCTGATACCCATTTATTAACAAAAGGCACAACCTTTGAAAATAATGCGGTTGTTGTTAAATAATTTTCATTTAACCTATCATATTCATTATTTGTTATTGTATCTTGTGTATGTTCCGATATAGTTTGATTTAATTTAGCAAGTTCTTGTAACTGATCATAATCTTCGTTTAAGTTAGAATCAACTAACTTACTAAAACCTTTTGCTGATAAAAATTCATTTTCAAATAAACCTGTTAATAAATTACATTTTTCGTAATTAGACGATTCAGGTTGTAATATACTATCAAAATTTTGTGTTGATATTTTAGATAAACAGAAATCCCATAATTCTGGTATTTTTGAGTCTTCACATTTAGTGTAATCTAAATTAAATGTATCAAAATCAAAGTCTTTGATTGGTAAAAATGAAAAATATCCAATACTAGGTAAAGCATTTTTGTATAAAATAATCTTTTTGTTATAAGTTATTTTAATGTCATCTTCTAAAACACATGTTGCGAATTTATCAAAATTATTAAATGCATATATTAATCCATTTTCATCATATAAAGGTTCATCTAAATAAGAAGATACTGATTTTACCTTTGAATAAGTTAAACCCTTCGCAAATAATTCATCTAATGTGTTATTAGTAAAAAATTGATTAACATCAGCAGATGATATAATAAATCTGTTATTATTTGTGTCACTGCCACCCTTAAATGTAGATGATGCCAATTTACCAGATAAATATAAAGTTACATCCATTTCACCTATATCATTTTTAAATGAATCATAAGTTAATACATAATCATGTACATCTATTATATTAGCATTATCATTTAATATAGTAAATGGAAATACATCACCCGTTGAAAATATTGACCATTTTAAATTATCCCAATATGAAGTACTATTCTGTGCATATACTACAACAATATCATTTTGATATATTGCTCTAAATATTTGTTCTCCTGCTAAAATTTCTATGTTATTTATAGCAGCCGAAATTGCTTTGGCAATATCATAAGTATTCCCTTTTGTTGAATATGTTGTGTAGTATGCTGTACCTGCAGGTATATTATCATTACCTCTAACACCAAATAAATCTACATCATCATCATTTATTTCATCTGCTATTATATCAACTTTAAGTAATCTTATTTGTGTTGTTTCTGATACATTTGAATTTACTTTGAATGCGAAACATGATTTTCCTAACTCATTTGTGGTATTTACCGAGATTGTTCTATATGGCTCATAATTAGAAAAATTTACAGGATTTATTACAGAATTCTTTGTTTTTATTTTATTTATTCTTGGTAATAATTCAGTTATTGATAAATCTTCATTTACTCTAAAACTTACATTATCTGAAACGAATAGCTGATTTTGCAAAATCCAATTTCCTACTCCATCGGTCATTCCTCCTATGCCGTCATAACCGTCATAAAGCATTTCATTATGAATTATGTCAATATCTATTTTTGAACTATTTTTATAAAATGTAATTTCCCATATGATATTTGAGTTATCACCATTTGATGATGTACTATTATATCCTTCATATCTAACAACAAACATGCTATCTCCATCATCATCTGATATATCAGCAAATACATTTTGTACTGAATTATCAGCCGATGATATGAAAATAGTAGGAAGATTAGGATTAGACGCTGAAAATCCACTGTATTCAGTTGACCCGCCTCCAAACGTCACATAGCTATTTGAACCTATGTATATTTTATCATATGAAACATTATTGTATTTTACAGACCATGGTAAGTTTATTTCATATGAATTATCGTCGTCATCGCCTGAAAATATGTTTTTTAAATGTAAATGTCCACGTTTTTCATATGCATCTGATTGATTAATCAAATAAAAATTATCATTAGGATCTTTTACATAAGGAATTCTATTGACTAAATTATTAACATCAATAAGTCTATCATATTTTAGAAAAGAATTAACTTCAATAGAGCCATCAGAATATGATTTATTAGAAAATGACTTTGTTACTGTAAATTTATCTAATTGTGCCTCTGAGACATAAAAACCCATATAACGGTTCATTTCATATTCACCATCAACATCAAATAAAAATTCTAAATTTAAAATATTTGGATGAACTACTCCAAGTTGACTAAATTTATTTGTAATATTATTGTCTTTTTCTAAAATAATTTTATCCTGTAATACAAATTCATCATAAAAATTATCAGCAACTGAACAAAATCCACCACTATTATAAGATATGCCGTTTATGTAACTATACTCATCTTTTTTTATTGTTGCATATATAGATCCTTCTGGAAAAGAAGAATCATTAACATGATTTCTTATATATTTTCCTATTGATGTATTTTCTTTAAGACTTATTGTTTTAACTAATTCAGAATTTTTTAAATAATGTTTGAAAAAATTAGTACTATTAATTATATCATCGTTAATTAAATTTAATTCATCTTCAGTATTACTATCTTTTGAATTTATTGTGACTGGACCATTTAATTTAAGTATTATGAAGTATTCTGGTAAGTTTTCCTTTTCTACCCATAAAGGAGCAAACATTGCAAATTCCTCATTATATAATGCAGAATTTTTAGTATAAGCACCAGCACAATATTCAAAATCATATTGATCTGAATATTGTGCTTTTGGTGTAGCATATGAAAATTTTTCAAATACTTTATAAGCTAAATTTACAGGTAACTTACCATCTCGATTGTAAAAGTTGTATATGTCATATGAATACATACCACCTGTTACATCAAATTTTTTATATTTTGAATTAGCCAAAACAGAATCAGCGTTAATAGAATCTAAATAAACTTTATCTCCTGCTGATACTATTTTAACATTTGTTGTAAGTCTTGGATTTGTTCTTAATAAAGAAAATGAAGATTTTTTACTAATCTGTGTCATACTTTATGTTTTATTGCAAATTTGGGGTTGTTCCCTTTAACGAACCTTTAATTGTTTTATTTATATCATCTATAACACTTGCAAATGTTCTTTCAGGAACTATACTTTTTGTGAATAAATTAGATTTATATTTTGCGGTTATGTTTATATCAAAAGAAAATCTTAATTTATCAATTGATGAATGATATATGTCAATACCAAGTGTTTTAGAATATTCAAGTGACTCATCTTTTGTCATTTTACCACCAATATTACCTATACCATCAGTTCCAACCCCACTATAGTCTGTCATTCTGTATTGAAAAGTGATTGGTATTAATATTGCGGCATCAGAGCCGAATGTAACATTTTTAATAGAATTAGATTCATTTCCATCAACTCTTAATAAATTAATATCTTTTGTGTTAATAAATAAATAAGAACCAACTGAATTAGGACCAACCAAATATTTATCATTATCAGCAAAACAAATTTTTTCATTAGTATTTACATTACCTAATGACTTTTGATGTGTTGCAAATTTTGAATTTTTAATTCCTGATATGTTAAGCAAAACTTCAGGGTGTAATATATGCATCCAAACATTTTGATTATAATCCAAATTTGTTTCTACGTCATTTGTAGATAATCTTTTAGGTACACCACCTTGAACTGTTCCAGAAAATATAAAGTTATTTACATTATCTGATAATGAGTTAGCCGTTGTACCAACTGGCCAATATCTATCATTTGTGATTGTTGGTGATTCATATAAAGAATCTCCAACAATACTAGTATATCTCGCGTATATAAATTGTCCTTTTGTTTGTTCAGATGCAAACGGTATTTTTGATGCTATTGGAGAAATATTACGTACTGTATTTGGGTTAGAAAATGCAATAGGTACAACATTATACTTTCTTAATGTATTATAATCAATATCATCAGCTATTGTTATAGGTAACGCAGAAGAATCGGAACCAAATAATCTGGCATATAATGATAATTCTGATGCATTAGAGTTTGAAATCTTAATAAAATATGTTTTAGATATTATAGCACCTTTTGGTTTTGTTAATTTTTGGGCCTCATTTTCATAATCAGGTGCATCTATTTTAATAACTTGATTATTTTCAACCTTATACTCTTGTCCTAGTTCATCAATTATGGTAACTGATAACAATCCTTTTACATTATTTAATTTAGCTTTTAATTGTTCTATCTCGGTTGACATTTGGTTTAATTTATCAAATAAAGATATTATGTTATTTTCAGCTGTTAAAAATCCTGATGCGATAGAATTACTATCAGAAACAAAGAACTTTTCATTTTGATTAATTGAAAGAGCTGCTATTTTTTCAACATTATATTTATTCAATTCGCCTAAAAGATCAATTCTTACTTTATCTTTTTTAGCTTGTTCTGCAATATCAGAAACATTTTGTGTTGTTTCATACTCTGTCGGAAATTGAATTATTACCGAATTAGACCAATTAGACTCTTGTGGAGATGCAGGCCAACCTGCTTCTGAAATTGATTTAATTCTAAATTCAACCATTTCTTTTGAAGAAATAGGAATATCTACCTGATTTATATTTATTGACTCAGGGTTTTCAGTGTCTTCTGTTTTCCATATAATATTTCCTGTGACAGGATCTTGTATCTTTTTTCTTAATGGTGATAAAACTTCAACCCAATTTGAAAATGAACCTATTAAAGCATTTCCGTTTACATCTTTATATTGTAATTGTTGTGATGGGTTTGCTCCACCATTTTTACTTAAATAGCGATATTGTATTTTAAATTGTATAATTTCTTGTGTACCAGTTCTATCTGAGTATTTACCATCTGGGATTGGAAAAAATCCACGAACTCTCCATTTTGCATTATAATAATCTAAATTTTCGGTACTTTTTGATATAATATCATTCACTATTGAATTATACAAACTTGAAGTAGACTCTCTTTCGTTAATAAGCTTATTTAAATTTAACTTATCAGAATCAGTTAATTTTGTAGAGCCATATTGTGTTGTTTGAATTTTATTACGTAATTCATTAATTGATTTATCAAGAGAATCAAGTTTAGCGCTTGCGTTCGTTTTATCAACTTGTAATTTATTCAATTCTGATACAAATGATCCCTTTGTGATATGTTCATTTATTTGATTGACATTAAAATTAGTGACATCCAAAGTTGGGACATCAGGTTTTAGTGCATAAATAGAAGGTATTGTTTTATCTTTTACCGCAGCATATAAATATGATCCAAAATCAACTACTTCATTTTGATAGTATGTACCTAATGTAGCTTTTTTGCCATTAGGTAATGTTATATTTAAATTATTAGAATAAAAACCAACACCAGGAGACCAATTACTTGCTTTAATTTTTGAATCAGGATCTATTGGCTTGATGAAAATAACATCATACTCATTAAAGCCTACATTAACATCAACTATAACATCAGATGTTTGTAATGAATAATAGTTAAGTATACTTCCTTTAACGGGTGACGCAAAACCTTCTAATGTTCTTAATGTAACTTTATTAGTTGAAGAATTAATTTCAGTAACTTCAAATCTAGAAGTGTTAAGCACTAATTGGTCTTTTAGTTTAAGTGAAACTGTGTCTTTTTTTATTGTTGTGTTATCTGATAATGTAAGTTTATCAACAACTACACTGAACACTCTTTTATTATTTATTGTTTCTACTAAAACCTCATTAATTAAGAACTGTCCCCAATACCTATTATTACGAGGCCTTAAATTAATGACATCTTTATCCAAGTAATATGTTATTGCGTTTTGTGATAATATATTACTAAAATCATTAAAAGAAATATTTTTATTAAGTATATAATTATTAAATGCGTTAATTTTTAATGAAGTATCAAGATTAAGAATATATCTTGCCATTTCAACTTGTTCAGTATTAAACTTAACTTGTTCTGTTAAATTAAATGAAACATATAAAAGAGGATTTAAAAATGATTCAAAAAACCAATTTTCTTTTTTATTGAATGTTGAAGGGATGTCAAGATTTTTAATATCAGATGCTTCTTTTTGAAAAGAAGACATTAATACTTTACGAAATGAACCATCGTCTAGTTTTGCAACAGCTGATGAATTATCACCTAATCCTGCTAATGCTTTAACGTTATTATTAAGTACTTCTATTTGTGATTTAATATCAGAAAAACTAGGAACTGAAACTGATTGCACTACATTATTAGAATCTGTTACTTTTATAGTAACAAAATCATCGGTTGTTGTTGCTGCAACGGTAAGAGCATTTAAAATTTCAATACTATTATTCTGATACTTAATTAAATCATTAAGTAAAGTTGTTAATGAGTTGTTTGCCATTGTATTATCTTAATATATTTATGTCAAAATTTAATGAATGTTCGTTTACACATACAATTTCTATAATAGGCATTTCTGAAATAAAATCCTCGCTTGTTAAACTTCCTATTATATTATTTTCTGTTTTTATGAATATTCCTTTATTTGTTGTTAAGTGGTCGAATATAAATTTAACTGAGTCGCCTTTCATCCATTTATTCATACTTGTATCAATTGTGATAATCAAGTCAGATGATAAGTCATATGATGTTTTTTCTCTAAAATAATTTAAACCTCTATTTAAGTATAATAAATTTTCACCAAATGGTTGTATTGCTCCATTATTCATACTCATGTTATATCCTGTTGCTGTGTTATGTAATGATATTACGTTTTTAATTGAACGATCTACTTCTATGCCAGAACCAGCTTTAATTAAGTCTAAATTATACGAAAGATTTTCAGTCAAATTACCATTTATTAAATCTGCAATATTTTTAGCATTTTGGTTAACTAATTCAATTAAAGAATCTTTATTTTGTAATGCTATTTGATTATTTATTAAATACGCATCTATTGTATCTAATTTTAATCTAATTTCATTAATATCATCAGTTGAATACATGAAATTCTCTAATTGAGAAAGTTTTGATTTTACACCAATAAGTTCTAATCTTGTGTTAAGAAACATATCAGCCGCTTCTTTCAATTTAGCTGATGCATCTATGAAAATATCCATCCCAAAATTAGACTCAGGATTTATAATTTTTTCAACAGATAAGTTAGAAACGGATGCATCAAAACGAATGTTTAGTTTAAACGCATAAGAATTACCGTTTAATTTAGTTATTGTATTAGGTTTTACTTTTTCATATCTAGGTATATAACCACCTGTTAACGTTTGTTTATAATCATCTAATACTAATATACCGTACAAATTTGTAACTTCTGTTTCAGTACCTTTTTTAATAGAATAATACAAAAGAGCAACATTGAAATTAAAATCTGATGACCATTCCGATGCAGCAAATTGATTTAATGATGTTAATGAATTTTGTGTTATTTTAGAATAGCTTTGTGTATCAAAATCTAAAACAGCGCCATCCATATTAGACTGATTGAATGTTTTATCGTTTACTGTTTTTGTTGTGTTTGATGTATTACCGAAAGAGGATCCTGTTAAATAATCATTTTCTGTGTTATCATCATAATATGCTTTAATAGATAAGTTATATGGGTGAGAATCACTAAAAGTTCTGCCAGATATATAATCGCTTGCACTTGACCAAGTTTTACTTGTGTCATAATTAACATCTGATAATGTTTTAAATAACACATTAGGTGTTTTTCCATGTGTTGTTGGTATGTTAATGTATACTTCAGAATATCTTTCGGTGTTATTCATTACATCAATGTCACCTAAATATTGAACAACATTTTTATATCCGTTAGTTTCTGGTTGTTCAACGTATCTATTAGCAATATTTGACTCTGATGTTGCGGGTGTATATTTTATTGCATTTATCTTAGCAAGCCATTTCCAAAACAATCTTTCGGATACACTTTGTTTTATTGATGAATCATATGTACCAGACTCAAGAATCATTTCTTCATGATTAAGTAAGTAATTTTGGAATGACTCAGCAAACTCCTTATCATTATCTGCGTCTATTAGTTCACCTATTGGTGTTACCGCATCCCAAACAATTGAATTATCAAGTGTGTCACCTGGAGTCTTTACGTCTGGCAAGTCAAGTAATGCAAATTTAGAAAATCTAAATCTGATATCATCATCCGAAAATGTCTTTTGTAAATCCCTTATAGCGGAAGTAAACGTATATATAGTACCTCCTGACGTTCTAATAGGTTGTATAAGTGGTGTAGCCATTTAAAATTTTAATTTGTTTTATTACACGTTAACCCAAGTACTACCATCATAAACTTGTAAAACGGTGTCATTCATACCTAGTGACCCTTTAATAGGAGCCGTGATATTTGTTTTTTGTGGAATAACAATACCTTTAACAGATGCAGCAGGTACTTCTATTGATTTGGCAGAAATACTTGTGGCTGTTAATGATGCTATTGTTGCTGCCGATAATGATAATTCTGTGTTGTTCTTTACTGCGAGAATTCTAGTATTTGCATCTAAATCGTTAATCCATGATTTAATTGTTTCAAAATTTGAAGTAATCACTAGTCTTGATGAAGATATTGGATCATTTCCTTGTAATGTTTGTAATGTTATCATTTTGTTATATTATTTTAATTAATTCTTGTTTTATTATTTTTGTTGCATTACCATTCTTGTCTTCTATCTCAATAATAACATCATAAGATCCTTTCACTGTAAATAAGAATGATATTATATTGGACTTTAAATATATATCTTTGAAGTTTGCGACCGATGTATTACTTATAGTCCAATTAAAATATTTTTTACCCGGTATAACGCAATTATCTGTTGTCAAAAATGCTCTTGTGTAAGGTGGTAATTCTCTACTATATTTAATTATTTTAACATCTTGATATGTTGGGTTTTTAACAATAGGCCTTGCGTAAGATGTTGTTTTTATATAATCATAAGAATTTGCTGGAATTTCATACCTAACGTCTTGTCTATAATTTTTAGAAGTTGCAATTATCTTATAAAATACTGTACTTGAATTAATATCTGATTTAGTTTCATGAATAGAATAAGTAAAAGATGATATTATTGGATCGGATGAATTATTTAAATTGTATGCAAAATCATTAACGTCACCACTTAATGATATAATAGATTCTATTACATTATCTTCTACAAAAACATCTTGTTCATAAATAAATTTACCTGAAATTTCATTAATTGATAATGTGTAATCTGCATGATTTTGTCCTGCAAAATAAATCTCAAATGATGATGGCACGTCACCATATAATCCCATATCATTAATATAATTAGGTGAAAGATTTAAACCTGTTGTTAAACACTTAATTGTATATTTTTTTATGTTAATATAATTCTTAGATATTGCTCTAATATTGTACTTTAGTACACTATTACCAATATCATTTAATTCATAATATGTAATATAGTAATATATAAAGTCACTCCAACTACCACCAAGATTATTAAGTGTTCCTACTAATAGTATCATTGCTGCATTTTTTTCATCATCGGAAAAGTTAACAAAGTTATCTAATTCAGAAATATAATACACAGGTTCGTCATTTATTTGTATCTCATTAGTTGAGTTAGTGTCTAATATTGAAAATAAATCGAATTGTGCAATATTTGTACCTAAACTATCCCAATTTAAATGATTTGCTTCGTCCCATGTTAATTTATCAAAGTTACGCCATGATAAATTTTTAATTTTTGCATTGTCATGTATATTATCTAACTCTTGTTGTTTATAATTTATTAAATTAAAACTCTCGTACGAAAGTTCGGCTGTATCAATTTCATCATTAGGTTTTTGTGCATAATCCCATGTCGTTGACATTTCATCAAACAAAATTTCTTTATTTGTATTTGTTGATGTGTTTGATTGAATATTATCTCTACGCATATCCCATGTTGCAATGTTACCCAACTGAGAACAGAATCCTATAAGATCAGCATTAAACATTTCAACTTTTACAAAATCTTTTTTATGTAACACATGAGAATAATTTGTTGCTGTTTGTATTGTTACTTTAACAGAGTATGTATCTACATAAGGCAATATTACACCTATTTCCAAATTAGGAGTGTTAAAAAGAGTTAATGTTTTAACATATTTAAACACTTTAGATGCACTTTCTATTTCATATGTTAAATTTGTTAAACCCCATCTACCAATAAGGTCTAATGTATTCCATGCATTCTGTTCATCTCCTACTCTATCATAAGTTTCTATTGCTTCGTCCCATGTTAAATCTAAATCAACATTAAGTATTAATGGGAATCCTATATTAACATGTTTATCTCCTGGAAAATATGTTGATTTTTTCCAATTTTGTTCTTTTACAATACTTATTTCATTTTCAGTAAGTTCTAATTCACTTACATTAGTTATGTCAGTTTCTGTCATTCTGTCAAGATAACGTAAATCATCAATATAACCACTAGTTTTAGGACATGTTAACGAAAAATCAAGTTCTTCGTTTATGAAATTTATAACATTTGATGTTGGTATGTGTCCTATGTTATAAGTGCCAAACAAAACAGCTTCTCCTACAATATCAACAATTTTTGCATTTATAGGTAAGAATTTTTGTTGTAATTTTTTCTTAAGAGCATATATTTTTATTAGAATTTCATCATGAGTAAAAGTAAAAACTTCTTTTGTGTAAGGTGTTCCTCTTTCATCAGTTTCTTCATCTTCTATTGATATATCATAAAATAAACCAAACTTATTTGTTTTATTCCAAATTTTTGAATTAATTAATTCCTTTGGAATATAGTCAGGTTTATTTGTAAAAATTTGCGCAATATCAACTTGTTTAAATTTACCGAAATTTGCAGTAGTTTCATCTACATTTTGCCAATATTCTTTAAGTCTAATATTAGAATACCCGAAATATTTTAATATGTTAATGATTGCCTTATATGAACCTAAATAAGGAAATATATTAGAATGCTCAATTAAAAGCTCTCTCTTCTTTCTGTTTAATAAAATCCAATCAATACTCTCTTCATTAATATCATGATCTTTGAAAATTTTAACATCTGTTGGTAAAAGTTCTAAACCTAAATTTGTTAGCATTGTGGACAATCTTTCATCTTCTCCTTCTGACTCACCGTATAAATTAATTTCCGCTATAACATGATTATTTTGATTTGGGTCAATTATTAAAAGAGTATT